TCATTCTCGCTGTTAAGCTGTCGAATAAAGTTGTAGGCATTGCAGCAACTAATGTTTTTTCCGCTGCTCCTACCGATGTTTGACCTGTACCCGAAGTTAAAGCCGCTACTGCTGTTTGTGTTGCTGCTGTTGCTCCGTTCCAAAATTTACTTTCTGCGTCCAAAGATATCAAAGGAGCAACTCCGTTTAAAACTAACTTATTAAATTCATCAGACACATCGTTGATTGCGCCAGGTTTCATATCTCTATTAAAACGAGTTGAACGTAAATCATCTGGTGTGAATTTATCAATAAATTCTACTTTAACTGGAGTAACCAAAGTATCTTCTAATCCAATTGCGCCAGCTTCGGAACCTGTTGGATTAACAGCCCAAGCCTGCATAGTTACAGAATTTAAATTTTCGGTTATAATTCTGCCAGCTTTGATTCCTGTTTCAAAAGCTACTAATCCTTTTTCTACGGTGTCATTTCTGAAAAGTATTTCAGTAATGATGTCCGCCTTAAAATCTGTTGGAACTTGCGCCCCTGTGTAAGTTAATGCCATAATTATTTTTTAATTAAATTTTTTATTAAGTTCTCTATGTTTTTCAAATGCACTCATTTTAGAAAAGTCTACTTGTACAGGCGTACCATTAATTGGTTTGCTTGCTGGTTGTTTTGACAATTCAGTTATTTGCTCTTTTAATTCTGAAATTGTTTTTTCTTGCGCTGTATATTTAATCAAAATAGATTTAATTGCGCTTTCAATTTCACTTGCTATTTTAGCATCGTTAGACACTTTGCCATCTTCATTTCCTAAATCTTGTGCAGGTGCAGGCTCTCCCTCTGGTTCGCTTGCTGGTTTAATTTCTTCAACAATTCCCTCAGTTACTACAACTAAGATAGTCCCATCTTCAAGAGGGTGCTCTCCTACTGGTACAGGAACTTTCGTACCATCTTCAGCAGTTACCCAGCATGATTTTCCTGCCTCTAAAACGTCTCCCTCAAATTCAATCTTAACACTTCCATCCATTAGCATAACTTCACCTAACTTTATTTCGGTTTTTGCAGGATTGAAAGCAAGTAAAATCTTTTCAAGTAAAGAGTTTGTTTTTGCTTGTTCACTCATATTTATATTTGTTTTTAAATTTACTTCTTCTAAACTAAGCATCGCATCAATTGAAAATCCTTGTACTTTGCCTGTCTTTACATAATCATTCCAAACTTCATCGCTATCAACTTTCATAACAGCAACCCATGAACCCTTTGGATAACTAAAACCAAAATTATTACTTTTATCATTGGTAGGGTTTTCAACTATCCAACTTTCAGTAAACGTAACACCTTGAATATTTTGTTTAACATCGTGTTCGATAGTGCTATTTGAATGGCTGTTATTTTTAAAGAAACCATAAGATAACTCCTTTATAGTTTCTTCATTAAAAACTATGTTAAATTCCTCACCGTTTTGATTGCGATAAATTGGTTTGTTAGGTTCTAAAACTAAACCCATTAAAATCTTTTGCTCCTCGTCTACGGTCTTAAATTGTATTTTCTCGTCCTTAGATAAAGCAATAAACAAACCCTCCATAGCTGGATTTTCAACTAAAGAAATTCCATAAACTCCTTTGTTTGTAAGTGGATTATATTTAGCTTGGTAGGTTTTCATATTATAATTTTGTTAATTCAGAAACAAAACCCTTAACTCTATAATAAGTTTTATCCAGTTCAACTAATCCTTTTACATTATTAGGAGGTATTCCTAATTCTTTTGCTTTAACGTTTATATCATTATATGCTTTTAAATATTCACCTTTTTCAATACTTCTAAATTTAGAATTAACAGCGTCTACTTTTTTATTATAAGCATCTAAAGCTTTTATTAATAAATCTTTTTCATCATATGCTTTTTGCAAATCAGACGATAAAAAATTCATTAATGAAGAAATAGCATTGTCACTTAATTGCGTGAATTGTACATTAGTTTCAAACGCTAATTTTATTTCTTCTACTTTCATATTTTTTTGTTATTTATAATTAAACTAAATTATGTTAATATTGTTATATTTTTGCTAACCAAGTGACGCTTCACTCACTATGTTCCTATCTAAACTTTGCGAAGTGCTTACGTCTGAACTTACTACATATGCTTTAATAGGCGCACCTTGTTGTGATAATCCTTGTGCTATTTGATTTGTTCCTGTGCCTTGTACCAAATTGAAAGATGGTGCGCTTGTTGTTGTTCCCCCAGTCGAACCTCTACCTCCAACATCACCACCTCCTCCTCCTCCTCCACTTCCTAATAATTGCTTAGCTTTAGCAACGTTTGAAAATATCATCGAAGCACTACTTGCATAACTCGCAATAGTTGCCAAAGGACCTACAAATGGTGCTGCTGGTCCTGCTACTGATGCTGCTTCTTTTCCTGCTTTTATAGCCATTGGTATAGCTGTTGAAATCGCTGTCGAAGTATCTACTGCAATTTGAGCAAGTGCAATTCCTTTTCTAATTGTTTGCGCTGCCTTTGATTTTTTCAATCCTAACGCTTCTAAAGAGTCTATAATTGAAGCTGTACTTTCGGCTATTAAAAGGGTTGCATCTTTTACATTTTGCTCTGTTTTTATTTTATTTTTAGCATCTGTTTCTCTTTGCCTTTGCTGAGTTTCATATCTTTTTTGAGAAAGCATTAATTCGCTTTCCATTGTTTCCGCTTTTTTCTTTTTATCTTCTTCTGCTTTTTCGAAATCAGTTTTTAACTTTTCGTCACGTAATACTTCAAACTCTTTTTCTACTTCATTAAATTTGCTTAACTCGTCTTTTCTGTCCTGTATCTTTTTTTCAAGTGCTTTTTTTGCTTCTTCTTTTGCTTTTTCAGATGCTATTTTATTTTCTTCATTAATTTTGTCTTGCGCTTCTTTTCTAACTTTTGCTAAATCCTCATTGTGCATTTTATCAACAGCTAACAACTCACGATTTAATCTTTCAGCAAGTTTCTTTTGATTTGCGCCTTCCTCTTTTATAGCTTCATTATACGCATTCTTTGCATCTATCTTAGCCTTTGTGTATTTATTAACCAAGTCGCCCTCCTCTGCCATGAACTTTTTATTCATAGCCAAAGATTTATCTGCTTGCTCTGTTAAACTTGCTAAAGCCCTTTCTGCTTCACTTGTAACCCCTATAAAGTCTGTAAAACCATTTACTAAATTTTCTACAAAATCACCAACCTTTGCAAGTCCCGGAACAACATTTAAAACCGCTTGTTTAACTTTGTCAAAGTTCGCAATTAGCAAACCTAAACCAACAACCAAAGCACCTATTCCTGTTGCAACTAAAGCAATTCTAAATAACTTCATTGCACCTGTCGATGTACCTACAACGGTACTGTAAATTGCTTGTTGTATTGATGCTAACTTTTGACTTTTAGTAAATAAAACAGACGCTTCAACTGCATCTTTAACAGTCATAGCAAGACCACCCGTCGCATCGTTAAGCAATCCCATTGCGCCACCATTCTCTAAGACAGCATTTGAACTGTCACCCATAGATTTAACTACCGACTCATTAGTTTTATTTAGTTTTTTTACAGAACTTTCAGCGTCATCAATTCCTTTTTTTCCGCTTCCTAAGTTTAATAATTTCTCTTTTAATTTATCGAAAAAATTACCTGCTTCTTGTGCGCCTTTTTTTATCTTATCAAAAAAACTTTCTCCTATTGGCTTGTCGCTATTAGATTTAACTCCTTTTAATGAGTTATCTAAGTCATTGACTTTGTTTTGAACATTTTCAATTCCAGTTTCCTTAACTACAATGTTTATTTGTTTCTCGATAGCCATATACGTTTTATTTTTTTAAATGCATTATCTAAACTATTTTTTCCTTTCGCTATCTCGGTATATTTACCAGCTCCATAAAATGGATTTGATTGTAGTAATGTTATTATTTCAGCTATCATTTTCCTTTGTGCGTTCTAATTATTACTAAAACAATATCGTAAATGCTTATGTCACCATTTATAGGGGTAACTTCAATTGAACCACCGTTTGCAATAAATGTTGTTCCTGTAAAATAACTCATGTCAATATCGAACTTTTGTTCTACTCCAGAGCCTTTAGAAAATAAAATAGTTTCATTTGATATAGCCCCTAAAGCCCCTCCAATGTTAATATCAATATCAGCTAAGCCACTTGCTACATTCATTTTTGCTTTAAAACGTAAAGACAAAGTAAAAGCGTCGCCATTATTTACTGCTAATAATTTATCAGTTGTTTCATTCCAAAAAGTAGTAACTCCAGTAGGTAATTGAGTTTGAATCTTTGTCGTTGTCCCTGTTAATATTTTACCAGTAACCCCTGATAAAATAACCAACGGCGAACCACTTGTATATGTTGTATCGGTTATTTGTTCCCAGCCTGTAAAACTATAAACCTCGTCAAAGTTATCATTTGTTTTATCAAATGCAACTCTTAAAACGTCACCCGTTCCATCACCTGCCGTTGTTCCTATTCCTATTACTTGTTTAGCCATTGTCTGCTGTTGTTATGTTGTTATCTGCTGTTATTATATTATTGTCTGCTGTTACTATTCGAGATGCTTGTTGGCAAAATATGTCTATCACTTGCAACGTCGTTGTGTTCGTAATTGAAACATTTGTCGAACGTGTTGCACCTGTATTATTTTCTTCAAACGCAAAGTAAACATTATCGCCTGAGCTTGTAATTGAAAGCCATGTTCCTGACTCTATTATATAACTATATCCTGCAAGATTTGTTATTGTAACGGTTTGTGTTTGCGCTCTATAATCAGCATACAATACATTGACATCAGCATTAAATCCGTTAATAGTGTTGTCAAAAGAATTAATTAAATTTAAAGATACTTCACCGCTTAAAAGATTAATATTGTAATTATCAATCCTATAATAATCGTGTTTAATTTGTAAAACATCATTCAATTTTAATTGAGTTAATATTCGTAACGGTAAAATCGCTTTATATTTAAAATTCCTACGCTTAATATTAAATACTGAGTCTACATAATCTTTATGATAGTTTTTGTATAAGGTATTTTCCGAAGCGACACCGTTCCATTCGTTGTTTTCTATGCCAAAAACTAAGTTATACTGTGGATTAATAAAATCAATTGAGTGACTCGCTATGTTTACGCTTCCGTTAATTAATTCTTTTCCTCCTATATCGTTTATAAATCCTAAAGTTTTTGTACCTACTGCTGTCGATACGTTATAAAATAAATGTACTTTAGGATTTACAGGTGTAATTGTTTCGTCAAATACTCCCCCATACATTATATTGGTATTGATATTATCTTTTAAATCAATTAAACGCTCATAAACAATTTGCTCAAAAGGTAATTCATAAGATAAACTTTCGCCATCCAAAGGTTTACCTGTTGCTGTACCATCATCCGTTAATATTGTTTCTTCATCCCCATAAGATAAACCAATATTTACTTTAAATTGTTTATTTAAAATAGTGATAGGCTCTTGAAACTTGAATTTAATTTCATTTAATAGCGAACCCCTTTCTATATCTATTGAATTATCATTTATGTATTTTGAAACATTCCAAATTGAACCTTTAGAATAAAAACTTTTCAAAGTATCAACATAGATATTTTCATATTCGTCAGCTATAACCACCAATTTAAACATCTTAAATAAGCCATTTAAAAAGTCAATTATCTTTATCTTAGGTAAGTTATTAATTACTTGTAACTGTCCCGTAATTGTTTGCTGTGGGAATGTAGCTGACATTCTATAACTTTCGTATCTAAACTCAATCGTTAACTTACTTGTAAATTTAAACTCTTGGTTTGCTGAAATATACCAAGAATGTTTTTGTCCTGTATTACGTTCGATATCAAAATAATAAATACCATCACCATCATTTTGAGTAAAACCACCTGCTAAATTACCGTCTATTGTACGCTCAATATTATACTTTACATTTTCATATCCAGCAGATGGATATATGAATATTCGAGAATATATTCTTTTTCCACCTGCTACAAATGTATCTTCAATTACATCAATGACACCAGCTCTGCCGTCAATATCTCCTGTATTAGTGAAGTCCATTCTAACTTTGTTATTTTGTGTATTAACTAAGTTAGAATCATTATTAAGCCAAATAAACAACTCTGTAAAATCAGTACGTCCAAAAAAGTCACGTGAAAAAGTTACCCCGTATTTTGTTTCGATAGCTTCAATAATATTTAAGACTCTTAACGCTGGTCTTAACTCATTCCAATTTAACCCCGTATTTGCGCTTAAAGGTAGGTATGATATGTTTGCTAACTTATCTGTATTAGTTCCCTCTTGTGAGGAATCGTAATATAATTGTTTTTTAACGAATAGAGGATAAATTAAATTTCCAGAAAACAAACTTGAAGTTAAACCTGTTTTAACATTTGCAGGATTGAAAGTGTGTTGAAATTCTGAAAAGTCCAAAGAACTTAACTCATCATTTTTCAAAGTGTCTTTTAATGAAACTAAGTTACCCCAAAAAGTAAGAGTATAGGCATAAGGTCGTCCTTGTTTTACGCTCACTTTATCCAATCTAAACTTACCGTACTTAAAAGGCATACCATCCAACTCTATGCGCCCATCCTGTTTAACCCTCGCATCAAATGAATTATCTATATTGGCATCATAATAGTGTTTGAAAATACGATTGTTTTTATTAGTAGCAGGAACGGTAAAAGAGCGTGAATAGTCGGTAGTGTTTTTAGTTATATCGTTTATGTTAGCGATAGAGCTGTTAATCTCTATACTTTCATCTTTAAACCTATCTAAGTCCTCATTCCCTATGTATAATTTTACAACCATTTATATATTATTAACATCGTTAAAGGCATATTCAAACTCCATTTCATAATTTATCAAACGGTCTTTTTGTCGCGTCTTATATTCCAATGATTTAGTTCCTAATTTCAAAGGAATGTAAGCGGTTCCATCGGTAACTTGCCACACCCGCTCGGATAAAAGCAATTGTTTATAAGAATCATTTGCCGATTCGTTCACAAAGCCACTATTAATTTTAAACTTAGATTTACCCTGAACGTTATACGTTACATATTGGTGAAACCCTACGTTTGGTTGCCCTCTGTCGTTTTCAAATTCCTCACTTGTTACATTTGTAGAGTCGGTTCTTGCTTTAAAAAATGTAAGCAATTGCAGCGCACCCTCTTTATTTTGAAAGGCTATGTCAATAGGGGTATATCTACACTCGTCCTGAACTAATAAAGTACACGTATAGTCTAACTCTGGTATAGTTATTTCTATAACATTGTCATCTAAAGTATCAATTATGTTAACCCATATATTTTTTATTAATTGCGAACTGTTAGTAGTAGGAGATATAATTGTGCTGTAATCTAATGTATTGATAGGATAAGATTTTACGCTTAACGAATAAGATAAACTTTCGCTTATCATTAAAGGTAAACAAAAGAAACCGTTTCGATTTACTTTGAACTCGTCACCTGATAAAAGTACTCCACTGGATTGAGCATTCTCACCATCTAATCCGTAACCATAACCACGTGTTAATAATTGCACGCTTTCTAATTGAACCACGTCTAAATCTAACTCATCATCAGTTGTATAAACAACTTGTGTTTTAACCCATGCCTGATTGTTACCATTATAAACTCCAGTAGTAGTCATTTCGTTAGGCATGAAATCAATATAGTCATTTACTAATCGTGCTATATTTACTTTATCATTACCACCTGAGCCAGTAGGGTTTTTCTTTGTAACCTGATAAACGGACTCTGCAGGTACTGACGCTTTCAATCCATCCCAAATAAATACTTGTAACGTGTAAGAAGTACAAATAGCATCTGTTAACGGACTTGTAAATGGTATATCTAAGTAATAAGGTGATAAACTTTTTATCATAATTTTAATGCTATTTTTAATTTCTCATCAACTTCCAAAGAATAAGCCATGTATATATCATCTGGTAATCTTTTAAAGGCTTGTTCGTATGGTTTAGTAAAAAAGTTTGTTGTTGCAATTCCTTTATTCCAAATCGAACGCATTATCAAAAATGCTGTTGATTTATAACTTAGAAACTTACCTGTTTTTTTATCTTTAAATTGAATGCGTTTCCTTGATACCCAACCGTTAATGCCATTCGTTAAACCTCCTTTTTTTCCTGTTCCTGTTCCGAACTTAAACGGACTTAACGGTGCTTTTGCTGAACTACTAACACCTTTTACCCCTTTATCTACAAACTCCCAATAATCCTCAGCGTTACCAAACGTAAAAGATAAGGTAGTTGTGTTATCGTTGCTATCAACTTTGTAATTAACGCCATCATACAACGCACTTGTATCTTTCTTTTTTCTTTTAGATAAATTAGATTTAGCCTGTTGTTTAACATACTTGCCGAACTTATCTAACTCATTAGCTACTGACATAATTAGTCTTTATCAAAAAGCATTCTCGCTACCCATCCAACCGCTATCAATCCAACTATTAAAAATAAATCATACATAACTTTATATTTTAATATTTAAAATATTCTTAACATCTTCCCATTTCATTTCGTCAGGAAAAGAAACATAATTAAATGTATTTTCTTTCATATTCACTATATTATTTTTATCCGATTCGTTTAATTCTATTTGTATTGGAGTTTTTTCAGAATCATACCATATACCATTTATATTTACTTTCATAATTTTATATTTTAAATTAAACGATTTGACATAATGATAACTCGGTATTAGGCACTTCAACTTCAAAAGATAAACGAACCCCATCTAATAATTTAGCACCCTCGAATAAACCTAATTCAAAAGAGGGATTTTCGCTCGAGGTAATATTATTGTCTTCAAAATCAGCATACATTTTAAGCCACATTCTGTTTAAAATTGCAATACAAAGATTGTGATTATCTACCTCATTATCATTACCAAAAAAGTTATCTTCATTAATTTCCTTATTAATATCCCTTTGATTAAAGCATGATAATTCTATATTGAAGTTAACTGTTTGACCGTTAGTGAACCCTCCAGAAACTATGTTAATATTAACTAATGGATACATGATTTCTTTTTTCAAATCAATATCCTGAGCCTTCATAACAGAATTAACTGAACTATCTGCTTCTGCTAATTGCTTAAGATATAAATATAACTGTGTTAGTTGGTTCATAATTTTATCTGTTAAAATCCCAGTTAGTATAGCTTAAAAAAATTCCTAAAAAATAAATGTTTAAATCATAACAAGTATCTTTTTTTCTTCCTTTTGAAGCTCCGTTGCTTTTCCATTGAAGTAATTTATAATGTTTTGGCCTAAAAAATATTGATATTGATTTGCTACAATATTTTTTTATTCTGTTTTCTTTTTTATTAAACCATATTGTCATAATTCGATTGTATTAGTAATATTATTATTCATAATCTTATGTTTTAATTTCTGCTTATCAATTTTGTGAGCTAAGAAAATATGTACCTCATGAACATTCATTTTCAATATTGAATCTATTTTCCAAATCTTACCCTTTGCCAGTTCTTCTATTGTAGCATACCATCCCCACTTTTCGAAATAGTTTCCTGCATTTCTTCCCTCACTTGTTCCACCCTCATATATTTCTGGGTATAATTGATTAATTCGTTCGCTAAACTCGAAAAAAAAACCAATGAACCATTAACAATTGATAAAGGCATGTGTTTCATTATGTCAGAATACTGTTTAGTTCCTGTGTAATTAGCTATTTCATAGTTTCCTAATATATCTTTCTTTTTAATAGGCCTAAATAAAACAGCCATTAACTTATGTAAATTCTCAACGCCTGAACCATGTGTAGATATATCTACGAACTCACCTTGTGTAATCTTATCAAAGTCCGTTATAAATCCAAATTCGACATCTTTAATAAAAAAAGTAGGCTTAAACTCAACTGTTTGATTTAATGCTAAATCTATTTGAGTAAGCATCATCTTGTAGTCAACTGAACCTATCAAATCAATTCTATTACGTTCTATGCCAGTAAAGATTTGAATCTTTCTTTTATTAAAATTGTACTCGTCTAAATCTTCACGTTGCAATAACTCATCGTATTGCTGATATTGCAATAGTGTTATGTCGTGAATTGATTCTGGAAGCGTTACTTTCATATCTTATAAACTATTTATTTGCTTTTTTGTTATCTTATTTCGATTTTATAACCCCCTGTTAAATTATACGATACATTGTATCTAATTGCGTCAATTGCGTGATTCCAATTGTCACAAAATAACTTACTGCCTTTATCGGTATAAACATAATTGTTTAATTCCTTACCTATATTCTCACCCTCTACAATTAATTTATAATCCTGTATTAAAGCAATACCAGCACTAATACTACCAGCCCCTTTAGTTGTCGGAACTACTCGACATCCTTGACTAACTAATTCGTCAATCAATCGAGGTTCAGCACTATCAGCTACAATTAATTTATTACCACAAATAGACTTATTTATATGCGCTATTTCTGTTGTGGTTAATTTAGGCTTATATAAATGCTCTTTTAAATAAATTATCTTTTTGCTTTTGTCAATCGCTACTTCAATAAGAGTTGTTGGATCAATACTAAATCCATAATCCTGACCAAATGAAGTTTGTAAATTATTAGGATTGAATGTACCGAACTCCCAATTTGTAAAAACAACACCCTCCGCTTTATCCAACCAACCGCCTAAAATAACATGGTTGTATTTTTTAGGGTTAGAAGTTTTAACACGCTCTACTTCATCTAAAAAAGATACATCTAAATTATCGATGTTATCCAAGTAAGTGGTATGAATGTAAGTTACATTCCCTTTCGTTCCATTGAATCCCTCCTTTATTCCCTCACTCTCGAAGAATCTTTTATAAATCCAATGTTCTTTTGTTGCTGGGTTCAAAATAAGTATAACACGATTCTGCTTTCCTTTTTGTCTAATTGATAAATTAATCTTATCGAAAACCGTTTCGTCAATTAGTTCCTCTGCTTCATCTAAAATCCAAGTTGTAACACCTTGTAACGATTTAAGATTTGCCGTTTGGTCACCGCTTGAAGTCTTAATTCCTTTAAATATTATCTCGCTACCTGACTTCTTATTTTTGATTTCAGATTTGTTTATCTCAAAAAAATCATTCAATTCTAATAAATCTATCTTTTCTTGAAACTCTGGAATAATTGAAAGGTGCGCACTTGTCATCGTTTGTCTTGTGAACAATATACGATGTCCTGATTCAAACGATAAAAGGCTGGCAAATGTGCCAACCCCAAAACTCTTTGAACTTCCCCTCCCACCTGTAATAATAAAAAAGCGGGTATCGTTTTCAAATAAACAGGAATACTTTTTATTTAGTGTTATCAATTATTTAAAATTAACGATGTCTTTTAAATCAAAATTAGAAACCTCTACTTTATTATCAATTGTTTGCTTAGGCATTCCAAAATTATACTGAAAAAATAATTTAACCGCCCAATCTTTTTTTTCATTTAAAGCTTCTGTAAGGGCTTTAAACGCTATTGGCTCTAATGGAGTAAGTTTTTCTATTAAACTTTGCTCCTCTGCCTTGCTTTTGCGTCCTGCACCATCTCTGGCTCCACCTCTTTTATCTTCCATTTGAAATAATTTGATTATTCATAACTGTCAAATACTTTATCTAATTTATCAATCATACTTATTAATGGCTTAGGGCTACAACTTGCGCACGGAAACCATAACTGTCTGTCGAATACACTTGCATACAACTCACAAACATAATCTACTTGTTCTTTACTTATTGTAAGCGTACGTATTGCCTTAAAATATTTCCAACTATTATATTCCTGCTCTGTTAAACATCGTGCCTTAAATCGATAAGGAAACAGCTCGTTTAGCTTTTCTTTTCTTTTATCGCATCCGCAATCTTTACCCTCTACAAATATTTGCAATCCTGTTGCGTGAATAATCTTTTCAACTGTATCACCTAAACCTCTACTTCTTTTTACTTTTGCCATTTTAATCTTTTATTTTTATACAAATCAATATCATTACCTAAAATTTTCTTACGTGCTTTATCTAATTCACGATAAATTAAACCATAATCGATAAACTTATATTTTTCTGCAATTTCTCTAATACTTAAATCGTAGGATTCACTAAGCAATCCTAATTGTAAATAGCTTAGTTTATTACAATCTTCTAACAATCCCAACTCATAATCGTTTAACTCTAAAACTTCATTATTATGCGCTAAATTGAAAAACAAGTCTAAAGATACTCTTTGCTTTTTAGCTTTTACATAGTCTAAGAAAAGATTTCTTATTACTATTATAACGTAAAAATCATTTATTTGTTTTGTTGAATCATGCAATTTTAAATACATATCATTTACTAAGTCATCAGCTATCATCCTATCCTTAGATATATTTAAAGCTATTTTTCTCCAGTAACTATCTTTTTTTGCAAGTTCTTCTAACATAAGTTATTGATTTATAATTACAAATATAGTGATAATTATTATATCTTCTATTTTTTATTAATATTAAGTAATTTCATAAAACAAATATAAATAGTAAGCATTAACGCAAAGTGCCACATTTCTAAAACAATACTATCTAAATATATTTCAATAGGGTCAGTAGCTTTATAATGCCACCCCTCAATTATTAAAAATACAATTGTTTCTAATAACCAAAATATTGTTCCTGAAATCCAAAATTTTTTTGCTAATTTCCATAATGTTTTTAATTCTTTATTTTTCATATCTTCTCAAAATTAATTGTACATTTCATCCCATTCTCTTTTGCTTTAAATTGCAAGGCTTCTATTCCTTTTGAGTAGTTTGCACTATTAAATTTTGGTTTAAATCTAAAATCACTATTGGTCTGACAATCTATCCATTCTCCTTTATATAAATACTGCATATCCTTGCCACTCCAAATCTTCTCATCCTCCCAACTATCACAAGCCTTTAAAAATATTTCAGCATCGAAAGTTTCGTAAACTTCGCTTTGAATTAAAACAGTTGTATTTGTAACTGTTCCTTTTTCGTAAGAAGTGTTGTGATTTGTTAAATATGGATATTCTTTAAAACTTGCTATATCTTTATATTTAATTCTATCCTTAATACTCTCAAACTGTTCCTGCGTGCATCTCATTGCTATTTTTCTCATAATTTATTCATTTTAGATTCGTAAATATAATATACTATTTCATTATTTTTTATTCTAATTTTATCCACTTGGAAATCATTGTAAAAAGCCAATTTTCCTATTTTTATTGGCATTTCTTTCATTGTATAAAATCTTTGGTAAACCTGTTTTTTAGTAAGATTTAATTCTAAAGATATTTCTTTAATATTATAGAGTTTTGTCATATTTTAGTTTTTCCAGTTCCTCACTAAGTTCCATGCCTACTGAAATAGCTATATATAAAGCTATACAAAGTACAAAAACAATAAGTGATAATAGTAATACTCCGACTAATAAAAATTCGTTATTCATAACTTTAATATTTAAATAAGTTTTTTTGATTTCCACATAATAATAATGATATATAATCCCAAAGTTGCTCTAATTTTTTCATGGTGTTTTTGTTTTTAAAATTACTATATAAGATACGCCCATTCCTGCATGAACATCAATTAATGATTTTTTATTTTTTAATAAATCAATTCTCAATTCTGATTCATAATATTTTTTGCTTTGAGGTCTTATTCTTTTAATACAATCATCAATTAATAAATCTATATCGTCACACTCTATGGTGTAACGATTATAAGATAAATTTTTCGGTGTGTGAGTTATTAAAATCATAACCTTATATTGTAGGGTATGATTCTCTCCAAGCTTGCTTTACTGCAAAAAATTCTTTGTTTATTTCTTGAATTCTTTCTCTTGTTGCTTTTACTCTTTTAGAAGAAATTAAAAGTAATTTTTTAGATTCATTTTGCAATTCTATTAATCTGTTTTGAAAATCTTTAGGAGTTGTCATAATTTCTATTTTTTTGTTGTTGTTATTTCTTCTACAAATATAATACTTAATTTAAGATATACAACAAAATGATATAAAATAAATATTATTTATAATTATTATAAATAAAGATATTTTCAAAATCCTGCAAGTTCCTTACTAAAATATATTCAAATCCTAAAAACTCAACTCTTTTCTGAAATATAACTTGCACATCACTTTGAATGCCTTTTTCAATCTTTACTTCAACAAAAATACATTTATTGTCAAGTAGTACAA